TCGCACCCCTCGGTTGATTTAGGCCAACCGCTTGTAGGTTTGCCAGAACATTCTGCCAGTCCTTTGGCAGGTTGGTCGTGCGGGTAAAATCTCGTAAGGTATCGAAGTCGGCTCGATGGCTTCTATTTTAACCCAGGTCTTGGTTTCATGGTGCCAGCTGACTTGGGCCCTGTTTTTTTCAGTGTCAATGGCAATTACGATGCCCCTGCGCCCTACTACGTAGTCGCCTTTGCTCCTTACTACTTCGGTTCCGATTGTGATGTTTTTCATGGTTTTGTGGTTTAGGTTGGTTTTGTTTCGTCGTCGTTGACGATTCAAAGTTAAAACGGGTTTTTCCGTTTGCGCCCGTTTCGGTCGTTTTTTTATTATTTTTTTTAGGGCCTCCTGTGGTGCATTCAGGCGGTTTCTTTATTTTTACGCCATGAATAATGAACCTGGCTTACGCGCTGCCCTCGAGCGGATCCTGGTTTCCGTCAGGAGCGCTGGCCTGCATCAGAATGATGCTGTGCTTCCTGCTTATCGTTATTGCGTGGATCTTTTGGGCTATGATCCCTCTAAGAGGGACCCTGTGGTTTCACCTGCCTCTGGTCCTGGTATCAGCACGACGCTGGGATCCGATTCGTCCGTCGCGCCTGATTTATTCTATCTTTTAAATCCTGAAGAATGAAGCTTCGTCCTGTCACTCATCTGGTGGTTCATTGCACTGCCACTCCGCATAACGCCGAGATTTCTTCTATTGAGCGCTACTGGCGCGAAACTTTAAAATGGAAGGCTCCAGGCTATCATAAAATAATTTTGGCCTCTGGGGAGGTAGTTACGCTGCTTCCTGATTCTAAAATCGCGAACGGCGTATCTGGCCATAATAAATCGAGCCTTCATGTTAGCTGGATCGGCGGCTTGCATAATGATAACCGCACTCTGGCTCAGCGCCAGGCCCTCGCGGCGGTCCTTTGGCAGTGGTTAAAAATTTACCCCGATGCTAAAATCGCAGGCCATCGGGATTTTCCTGGTGTCAGTAAGTCGTGCCCTCAGTTCGATGCTGGTGCTGCCTATGGTTACCTGCGCTCCTATATCCAGGCGGCTCAGGATGGTTCATGGCCCGAGGATCCACCTGCGCCTCCTGCGCCTCCTGCGCCTCCTATGCGCGGTCTATAGTTTTGCTTTTTTTAGCGCAGCGTTTTCCCTGCGCAGCTGGTCGATGGTTTCTTCGAGTAGGATTATTTTGCCTTCCAGCGATTCTACGTGCTTCCTTAAACTTTCGAGCTGATCGTCCTGCCTGGCAGCGGTTTTCTCCCACATCTCCAGGACGCTCCGTGCCTGCTTTACAGCGGCGCTGTCTTTTTCGTAACGACCACGAACCAACCAGGTCAGTGTGGCTACGATTGCGGGTACCAGTCCGTGATCAAAAAGATTCACTCTGGTTTCTTTTTCAGTTTGTCGATCGCCATCCAGCTCATGCTTATGAAGCTGAGCGCGGCGCCTACCAGCTCCGTCATCGTTGCTTCGTCCAGGAGTCCTTTGGCTACCACTGTTCCTCCTATGAATGTTAAAATATGGCGCAAAAATGCGATTATAATCTGGTTCATGATTGGTGGTTTTTGTTTTGGTGGTTCCGTTTGTTTCGATTTTCTTTTGAAAATTCCCATATTAATAAATGAGGTTTTTGTGGTTTTTTACCGTGCTGGTATGCTGCAGGTATCCATTCCGTATGGCATGTTAAAGGTTAAAGTCATCGACCAGCCCGCTACGATATCGTCGCGTGTTTCCACGAATCTCTGGCCCGCTGTTCCTGCTTGCAGCGTGTAGGTGACGCCAGGATCATCCGTGAGCTTTGCCATAATATCGGAAGCTACCAGGAGCATATCGGACAGGACCTGGTCCTCTGTGTTTTGCCAGCCTGCCATCGGCGTTCCTGTAACAATGGCGTTCATGGTCTGGGTGTTTTCCACTCGGTCCATAATGTAAGCCTGCACGGTCAGGTTTAATATTCCTCTGCTTGCTGTAAAATTACTGACGTCTACAAAAAGCAGGGGATATAAAATCCTGCTTTGGCTTGGCGTATTAATGTTTATTGTGTTATCCGTTCCTATCGCGAGCGCATCTCCGCATCCAAATGAATTTATCTGTGGATGCGTCTGGGCTATTTGTAGGAGCGCGTTCTTTATTTTTATCCAGGACATAATTTTTTAGTTTCTCGATGTTTTTAGCGTTTGCTCCGCGTTGTATTTTCATCTGCTAAAATTTGCGTAATATCCGTAGTATTCGTCTGGGAATCCTGGCGGCAAATCTAAGCCTATTCCTCCCATCCTGGTCCTGGTGTCCAGTACCATCCCTGTGTTGTAATTCGTCGGATTTGGGTAGATGGTATCCAGAGCTGGATCTGGAAGGTTAAACGCTGGGTAGTCATCCCTGTGCTCAATTAAAAACCGCGTTATTCGTTCACTGTACCATTCCGCATCGTTCTTCATTTTCTCTGTCAGCCTGGCTATTTCGTCCATGCTCATGGAGCTCGATTCGTCGCTGGTCCTTCGTACCATTCCTTTGTTCATGAATCTAAAAGCCAGGATCGTTGGTAGTTCGTAATAGACCCACTGGATCAGCGCTGGCTGGATGTAGTCATTGAGCAGCTCCTGATTTGCAGCGGTGATTGTGTTTCCTGTTATTTGTGTTATGAGCTGTTTGTATAGCGTGCTGCCCAGGACTGGCTGGATCCGCATCTCCTGAACTTTGACCAGTGTGGGCCTTATCTGGGCGTAGCTTATGTTTTCGTTCAGGACGCTCGAATCCAGGAGGTTTTGTTCCGTAATAAATAGCGCTTTCATGGCTGTTTCTTATTTGTTTTCGTCTAATTCTCCGAGCTCGCGAAGTTTGTTCCTGCTCCATCCCAGCGCCGCTTTGCCTCCCCACAGCAGGTAGCTTATGTATCCGCAATCGCTACTTTCGTTTGCATCGTCATAATATCCCTCTGCCCTGCTTAGGTAGCTATGCATGCGTTTTATGGTCGATAGGCTGATCGGTTTTCCCTGGCTGAGCTGTCTGGCTCTTATTTTTCCTTCTGCCTGAGCGCATTTGTTTCCGTTTTTCTCGTTGAGCTCGATTCCTCTTTTTGCGTTATTTCGGATCGCTTCGCCATAGTCCGTGTAGCTCTCAAACTGCGCAGGTTCCTGCGCTCCGAATTTTTGTTTTACGATGACCTGCTCCCAGGTGTGCCTGCACGATGGCGAGTTTACTCCGCTGGGCGTTTTCCACCAGCCTCCGCGCCGCGTCCACACGTTGTAGTTCATCATCGTGCTTATGCTGTCTATTTCGGCCCTGGTGTAAACTTTGCCCGCGTCGCTCGCGTTCTGCATAATTTGACAAAATCTCCGCGATGTTTTTAAGAAGGCGTTATTGTATGGCTTAATCCAGGCGTATCGGTATCTGGTTTCCAATGCTACGACTTTTTCCGCATCTGCTTTTGGAATCCCTTCTTCTATTCTGATCTCCGCGATCTTTTCCTCCAGCGCTTCGCCTGTGATTTCGGTTATTGCGTCTGCCAGTGGGTATCGCTTATTTGCCAGCAAATAATCCACCCTGGTCATTATTTTTTTTATCGTCACTCCAAATTCTTTTGCCATCTCTTTGATGCTGGCGGTCCTGTTTTGTTTTCGGTAATCGATGATTTTCTGGTCCAGGTCTTTATCCTCTGCGCTTAATTGAGCGAATGCCATTTTTTTAGCGAATTCGAGCTGTGCTGCCACTGGTTCCGCGTCTGCAAAATATAGGAGCTGTTTGCTGGCGAGGATCTCGTATTCGTCCGCGTCGCTCCCAAAACGCCACACGAGCGTTTCTAAGGCGTCATAGTGTTCATCCGTCCATTCCTCTGCTTCGTCCTGGTTCGCTTCGTCCTGGTGGCTAAAAATGGCCTGTACGAAGGTTTTTTTATTTAGGCCCAGGAGCGTGTCGATCTGGGCTGCGTCGAGCCCAAATCCAGACGCCAGCATGGTCCGTGCTACTTCGGCTGTGATTTTCTTTTGGATGTAATGGCGCACGATCCGCATCAGGTTTTGGTATTCCCTCCCTGACAATTTTCGGATCGCTTCGTTGCTGACCATTTGCTGCGTTGGTTCCTGCGCTGCGCTTCCTGTTTGGCCATCTGGGCCTGGCTGTTCCAGCGGTGGCAGTCCTGCTTTTTCCCTCAGCTCATCTGGCGTCATAATTCCAACCAGGACCTGCTCCGATAGGCGCTCCGTTATCGGTTCCGTCGGTATCAGCTTTATCTGTGGTAGTTCGTTAAATGATGCCAGGTAGTTTATCTGGCGCTCGATCCGTTTGGTCCTGTCGTTTATGTAGGTGTTTTTAAATATTTCGAAGGATTCTACTATCTCGTTTCTCCCTCCCAGCTGGCCTTCAGTTTTGATTCCGAATAATTGCGGATTGGTTACGCGATGGCTCACGAAGATTTCCTGCTGGATCGCTTTGTTTAGCATATCAAATTGCTTATCCATATCCGATGGCGTCAGTGGCAGCAGCTGTGGCGCTTTGGATGCTTCGTCGTTAAAGTTGACCACAAATCTTCCAGCGTTATCCGTGCCTGAAAATTTGCGCTTGATTTGCCGCTCTATATCGGCCTGTTCCTCTGGCGTTGGTATTCCGTTATTAAAATTAATTAGGTATCCGCCCCAGAAATTATTTCGCAGATTATTGTTATGAAAATTTGCTACCTGCACGTCCGCTTCGATC